CAATTACAGGTGGTGCAATAGATGGTACAACAATAGGCTCAACAACTCCTTCTACAGTATCTGGAACACTTTTAAAAGCTACTAATGGCATTATTATTAATAATATGACTATAGGTACAAGCTATTCAATTCCAAGTGGATATGGAGCACATAGTGTGGGTGCTGTTACTTTATCAAGTGGTGTATCAGTAACTGTACCTAGTGGTTCAAGATGGGTGGTTCTATAATGTCAAAGACAAAAATATCAGAATATTCAAGTACTGCTGTTAGTAATACAGATGTGCAAGGTATTAACATTGCAGAGGGAATGCTACCTTCAGACGTTAATAATGCTATACGAGCTATTATGGCTCACCTTAAAAACTTCCAAGCAGGTTTATCTGGTGACAGCGTTACAGTAGCTGGAAATTTAGATGTTGGTGGAACAGCATCCATTGCAGGTGATACATCTATTACATCTACAGGTGCAATTAAAGTTCCTGTAGGAACAACAGCACAAAGACCTACTGCTGCAACAGGAAAGATAAGGTATAATAGCACTACTGGTGCATACGAAGGTTATGATGGTGCTTCATGGTCATCTTTAGGTGGTGGAGCAACTGGTGGTGGTGGCGATCAAGTATTCAATTTAAACACAGTAGAAGTAACTACAAGTTATTCTTTACCTACAGGGAAAAATGCAGTTTCTGTGGGTGCAATTACAATTAACAGTGGTGTAACAGTCACAGTACCATCTGGACAACGCTGGGTAATATTATAAGGGGAAATAAATGGCATCATCAATTGACGCAAGTACAAGTGGAGCAGGTGGAGTCATAACGACTGCTGATAACACAGGTATATTACAGTTAAAAACAGCAGGGACAACAGCAGTCACAGTAGACGCATCACAGAATGTAGGGATTGGGGGGACTTATAGTGGAGCTAGATTGTTTTCAAAATCATCAACTGCAGATAATAGTACTTACCCACTACTAGTACAAAATTCATCAGGTAGTTTTTTATTTTTTGTAAGAAGTGATGGTTATACAAATACAGGGACTGCTGCTCAATCTCCTTATAATCAAACTGTTGGTAGTGCAGCAAATACTTATATACATTCTGATGGTTCACTTCAAAGGTCAACATCTTCATTAAAATATAAAAAAAATGTTAAAGATGCAACACACGGTCTTAAAGAGGTATTACAAATTAGACCTATTACTTATGAAAGTAAAAATGAATTAGAAAGTGGTAAAGTTTTTGGTGGCTTAATTGCAGAAGAAATAGATGCTATTGGATTAAAAGAATTTGTTCAGTATGCACAAGATGGAACACCAGATGCAATAGCTTATGGGAATATGGTTTCAATTTTAACAAAAGCCATTCAAGAACAACAAACCATCATCAACGAATTAAAATCAAGAATTACAGCATTGGAGGCTAAATAATGTCTAGCGTCTACTGGATACATCATCCAGAGCATACTGATATGTTCTCACAAGGATATATAGGTGTGTCAAAAGACTTAAAAAGACGCTTTAGAAGTCATGCTAAACGTAGTGCTAATCCACATCTTAAAAATGCTATAAATAAATATGGATGGGATAATTTAATTAAGCAAGTTATTCTTGTGGCAGATGATGCTTATTGCTTTATGATAGAAAAAGCATTAAGAAATAACGACAATATTGGTTGGAACATTGTCAAAGGTGGTGGTAATCCACCTATTAGTTTATGGAATAAAGGCATACCTTGTTTACAAAAAGTAAAAGATGCTGTTCGCAAAGCTAATACAGGAAGAGTTCATACTCAAGAAGAAAAAGAAAAAAGAATTAAGCATTTAATTGGCAGACCAATGTCTGAAAAAAATAAAGAAGCATTAAGAATAGCAAATATTAATCGTATACCATCAATGAAGGGAAAGCATTTTCCTAAAGTTACTTGCCCTCATTGTAATAAAACTGGAGGAATTATCCCTATGAAAAGATGGCACATGGACAATTGCAAGAATAAAGGGGAAACATTTTGAGCTCAATTTCAATCGCAGGAAATACAAGTGGTAGCGTAACGCTATCAGCTCCAGACGTAGCAGGTACTACGACACTTACGTTGCCTTCTACTAGTGGGACTGTATTAACAACAGCATCTGGTCAATGGATATCATCTGGTTCTGATATTTACTATACAACAGGAAACGTAGGTATTGGTCAAACAAGTCCATCTACTAAATTAGAAATTAAAGGAGCTATGTATGTAGCTGCTTCTAATTTTAAAGGTGTACTTGCTGTTAATTCTACAGACTCTCAAGCTGCTGGCAATGGTGCTGGTATTACATTAGGTGGTGTATATAATTCAAGTGGTTCAATAACAGCATTTGCCCAAATTGCTGGCATAAAAGAAAATAGTACTTCTAATAATAATGCTGGTGCATTAGCTATGTATTATAGACCAGATGGTGATACATTGCGAGAAGCTATGCGTATAGATTCTTCTGGTAGAGTAATGGTTAATGGAACTGACGCAGCATCTACTTGGCATTATACAGGAAAGTTTCATGTAAAAAGTGATGCTTCTGCTGGCTCAACAGTTATGTCAGTTAGATATGGTGGAACATCTGCATTTACTAATATATCACTTGAAAATGATAATGGCAGAGTTGGATATATTCAAACAAGTAACTCTACAACAACATATAGCACATCATCTGATTACAGATTAAAAGAAAATGTTTTACCAATGACTGGTGCATTAAATAAAGTTATGCAACTTAATCCTGTGACATTTACTTGGAAAACAGATGGCTCAGATGGTCAAGGTTTTATTGCTCATGAACTTCAAGCAATAATTCCAGATGCTGTTGGTGGGCAAAAAGATGCTGTAAGAGAAGATGGAACTCCAGATTATCAAGGTGTAGACACATCATTTTTAGTAGCTACTTTAACAGCAGCTATTAAAGAACTCAAAGCAGAATTAGACACAGTTAAAACAGAATTAGCAACACTTAAAGGAGCAGCATAATGTCAATGATTTTAGATGGCTCAAATGGAGTCACGTTTAACGACTCATCTCTACAAGGAGCTGCTGCTAGTCCTTATGGGTTAAAGAATAGAATTATCAATGGTGACATGAGGATTGACCAGAGAAGTGCTGGAACTAGTGTTTCAACATCATCAACAGGTACTCAAACCTACGCTTCTTTAGATAGATGGGCTTATATTGTTAGTCAAGCTAGTAAATTTACTATACAACAAAATGCTGGTTCTGTAACACCCCCTACAGGATTTACTAATTATTTAGGTATAACATCTTTATCTTCTTATACAGTTGGTACATCTGATTACTTCAATGTTAATCAGATTATTGAAGGTTTCAATATTGCAGATTTAGGATGGGGAACAGCAAACGCTAAAACAATAACCATATCTTTTTGGGTGCGTTCTTCATTAACTGGCACTTTTGGCGGCTCTTTACGAAATTCTGCTATTGATAGAAGTTATCCATTTTCTTATACAATTTCAGCAGCTAATACTTGGGAGCAAAAGTCTATTACTGTTGCTGGCGATACCACAGGCACTTGGCTTACAAATAACGGACACGGCATTCAACTCGCTTTTAGTTTAGGAATGGGTTCAACATATAGTGCAACTGCTAATGCTTGGGCTGGAGGAAACTATGTATCAGCCACAGGTGCTACATCAGTAGTAGGCACTAATGGTGCTACCTTCTACATCACAGGTGTCCAACTAGAAATAGGCTCAACAGCAACACCATTTGAGAGAAGAATGTATGGTCAAGAGTTAAATAATTGCTTTAGATACTATTATAAATATCCTGGAAGTCCAAATATTCATGGCATGTTATATTCTTCTGGCAAATACATTGGAACAGTTTTTTTTCCAGTGACCATGAGAACTACACCAACAATTGCAGATTTAACAGGCAATTATAATACTATAGAAAATGTAGGTGTAAGTGGTATGTATATGATGAGATTAGCGGATAATACTTACTTAACAACTTATTCAGCAAGTGCGGAGTTATAATTATGTATACCTATCAATATATTAAAAGTGTAATGACAGAGGAAACATCTACTACAAGCATTAAAAGACTGCCAGATAATGCTTATATTCCATTTAACCCAGCTAACACAGACTACCAAGCCTACCTAAAATGGGTGAGTGAAGGCAACACACCAGAACAGGCTGACTAATGTTTGGCATAAGTGCATTTGCACAGACAGCATTTAGCTCTCTTGCTAGTGGTGTAGTACTAGGCACAGCACAGGTAGATGCTAACGCTACTGTCACAGCTAATGGATACTCTATAGCTTTATCTAGTGCAGCGATTACAGCTAATGCACAATGTGAGTCTAATGCTTACGCTATTAGAACTACAAGCCCATCTATTACTGCTAATGCTTTAGTATCAGCAGATGGTTATTCAGAGGCTTATGCTAGTGCAAGTATCAGTGGAAGTGCTGCATTATATGTAGATAATCCTTTCTCATATGCTTTTGCTACAGGATCTATATTTACAGATGCTACAGTTACTGCAGGTGCTATACGATATAGAACATCTACTGCAGGTATAAACGCTACTGCTGCATCTACTGCTAATGGTGGTGTTTTATACGAAGGATTTGGTACAGTTACTGCCAATGCACTTTTATCAGCAAGTCCTAGAGCTATTTGGTATGGTGTTGGATCTGTTACAGCAAACGCTACAGTATCAGCAGCAGGAAGAAGATTAGGTGAAGAGTGGAGCAATATTGCTGCTGGCTCTGAAGTATGGACAAATATAACAACTGGTTCTGAAACATGGACAGACATAACAGGAAGTTCTAATACATGGCTACCCAACGAATAAATTTTGCAGAATGGTTACCAGACCAACCATCCATAAGTGGTGCGTTAGTTGACGTAAGTAACGTTGTGCCATTAGTACAAGGATACAGTCCATTCCCAAATGCTGTAGATTATTCTAATGCTGCTAGTGAAAACCTTAATAACGTTTATGCTGGTAAATTTAGTACAGTAACACAGCTATTTGCAGGTGGTGCTACTAAACTATTTAAATTTAACACAGCTACTAAAAATTTATCAGACGTATCTAAAGTTGGTGGCTATAGTGGTTCAGATCGTTGGAGTTTTGCACAGTTTGGTGACGTATTATTAGCTGCTAACAATGCTGAAAAGATTCAAGCATGGACTGTAAACAGTTCTACTGCATTTGCAGATGTTAATGCTTCAGCACCTATTTGTAAATACATCACAGTAGTTCGTGACTTTGTGGTGGCTGCTAATATTAGTGGTGCACCTAATAAAGTACAATGGTCAGATATTAATGATGAAACTGACTGGACATCTGGTGGTGCTTCACAAAGTGATTATCAAATAATCAGCGATGGTGGTAATATACAAGGGATAACAGGTGGCGAGTTTGGACTTGTATTACTAGAACGTGGTGTGATTCGTATGTCATATATTGGATCACCATTATTCTTCCAATTTGACACTATCTCTCGTGGTCTAGGATGTACAGATGGATCTACAGTAGCACAGTATGGTCAAACTACATACTTCTTATCAGATGATGGTTTCTATTCTTGTGATGGTATAAATCTAAAAGGTATTGGCACAGAAAAGATAGACAAATGGTTTTTTGCAAACTGTGATTTAGGTCAAATTAATACTTGCAGTACAGCAGTTGATCCAGTAAGAAACATTGTAGTATGGAACTTTCCTAACGTTTCTGGTGGTCGTTCATTACTGATATATAATTGGCAAACAGATAAATGGTCTAAAGCTGCTACAGACGTAGACTATGTGTCATCTGTCACTACTTCTGGTGTTACTTTAGAAGATCTAGATGCTTTTGGATTATTAGATGATCTTACAACATCTTTAGATTCAAGACTATGGGTAGGTGGTAAATTACTATTTGCTGGTGTTCGTGACAATAAGATTATTACATTTACAGGTACAAATGCTACTGGCACACTTAC